AAGAGATCTTCAACGGCGAAATCGGTGAGCTGCACGGCATGCGCTTCGTGGAAGACGTATTCGCGCCCGTGATCAAGGGCGAAGACCTGGCTTCCGACAGCCGCAGCCTGGCGATCAACTACGCCGACGGCTACTCCGGCGCCATTACCCAGGTGGCCTTTGACGGCGGCACCGTGGCAAATGACGCCCTGATCGGCCGTGTGATCGAGATCAACGGCGTATCTGCCGTTGTGACCGACAACACCACCAGCACCATCACCTTCGCCAGCACCAACTTCGGCACCGTGGCGAACAACGCGGCGATCAACCCCGGCGAAGGCTCCACCGGCGGCGATGCGGCCTATGCGACCTATTGCTTCGGCAAGGACGCTTTCGGCATCATCGATCCGGAAGGCGGCGCCCTGCAGATGATCGTCCATGATAAGGCCGAGATCGGCGGCCCGCTGAACCAGTTCAGCACAATCGGCTATAAATTCGAAACTAACGGCGCGACCGTGCTGTATCCGGAACGCGTGCTGCGCGTGATGAGCGCCAGCGCCTACAGCGCCACGGACGAAGCCAACTGATGACGGCGGAGGGGCAGGAAAGCCCTGCCCCTCCCTTTCCATGAAAGGAGAAAAATATGGCGGCTCCCAAAAAGACCCTTGATAAAGTACCGGAAGAAGAGCGCGTGGAAGTAATGATCCCCCGTGGCGGGGCGAACGAAGACCCAAATTTCTTTGTCAGCGTCAATGGGGTGAATTACCTGCTGCCGAGAGGCAAAAGGAGCAAGGTGCCCCAGGCCGTAGCCTATGAGATCAACCGGGCCGTCGCAGCACAGGTGGCGCTGGATGAGCGGATCCAGGCGCTGCTTGACGCGAACCAGTAAGAATCTCAAAGGATAGTCGAGGCCCGGCTATCCTTTTTTCAGATAAAGGGGGAAAACCGATGACGATCCAGGAGGCCATCTATCTGGTGGACAGGCTGAAACCCAACCAGTATGAGGCCATTCATAAGATCCGCTGGCTGAGCAAGCTGGACGGCATGATCTGGAAGGAAGTAATGATGACCCACGTGGGGCTGACCTGTGAGCAGATCCGCCAGGGCTTCCAGGGTTATGAGGACGCGGCCCGCGATACGGAGCTGCTGGTGCCGTATCCGTATGATGAGGACGTGTATAACTACTACCTGCAGAGCCAGATCGATAAAGAGAATATGGAGATCGCAAAGTACAACCAGACGGCCGCGCTGTTCAACAACGCCTATAAGGCCTTCTGCGATTATTACAACCGGACGCACCGGCCGATTCCGAAGCGCTCCGAATTTAAGGTTTAAGGGGAGAAGAAGCCATGCCGTTCCTTCCGCAAGTATATGAGACGAGGCAGACGCAGGTGGTGACCAGCGCCTTCCTTGGCTATAACCGGAACCTGCGTGTGGGCGAGGGCAGCAATAACGTGAAGCCGATCAGCGGCCTGGAATTCTGGGATATGCAGAATCTCACCAGCGATTATTACCCGCTGATGGCGAACCGGGCGAAGCGCGGCATCGTGACCACCCTGACGGCGCCGGGCGGGCTGCTGGCCAAGGAAGCCCTGGCCTATGTGGATAACCAAAAGCTGTACTACAACGGGGCCGAGATCACCGGGCTGACGCTCACAACCGGTAGTAAGCAGCTGGTTTCGATGGGCGCCTACCTGGTCATATGGCCGGACCGGAAATACCTGAACACCAAGAATTTAACTGATTTCGGATCCCTGGATAATACCGTCACCACCAGCACGGACGTTTCCTACGCCGTCTGTGAGATGGACGGCACGGACATCGACTCCATCGCAACGGAGCAGCCGGAAGACCCGGCCAGCGGCGATTGGTGGCTGGATACCAGCACCACGCCGCATTCTCTGAAAAGGTACAGCGGCAGCACCAGCACCTGGGTGACGCAGCCCACGGTATATGTGAAGATCAGCTGCACCGGCATCGGCCAGGGGTTCTCTCAATGGGACGGTGTGAACATTTCCGGCATTGCCTATACCGGCGCTTCCTCCGTGGAGGAGCAGTTTGCCAACTTGAACGGGACGCACATCATCCAGGCGAAGGGCGATAACTGGATCGTGATCGTGGGGCTGATCGATATCGCCTATACGCAGACAACCGGCGAGGTTACCGTGGCCCGCACGGCGCCGGATATGGATTATATCACCGAGGCCGGAAACAGGCTGTGGGGCTGTAAATACGGATTCGTCAACGGGCAGACGGTCAACGAGATCTACGCCTGCGCTCTGGGGGATTTCAAGAACTGGAATCAATTCCAGGGCATCAGCACGGACAGCTACGCCGCCTCCGTGGGCACGGACGGCAAGTGGACAGGCGCGATCACCCACCTTGGCTATCCGATGCTGTTCAAGGAGAACGTGTTCCATAAGATCTACGTAAGCTCCAGCGGCGCCCATCAGATCCAGGACACCGCCTGCCGTGGTGTGCAGGACGGGTGCAGCCATTCCCTGGCCATCGTGGGCGAGCGCTTATTCTATAAATCCAGGGCGGGCATCATGATGTACGATGGATCCCTGCCCGAATGCGTATCCAGCGCCCTTGGCACGGAAACCTATTCCAACGCCGCCGCCGGCGCCCTGAACGATAAGTATTATGTTTCCATGCAGGACAGCGCCGAAAACTGGCACCTGTTCGTACTGGATACGGCGAAGGGCATCTGGCATCGTGAGGACGATACCCACGCATTATATTTCACCCGCCAGGGGAACGAGCTGTACTATATCAGCTCCGATAATAAGCTGATCGCCGCCACCGGCACCACCGGCACAGCGGAGGGCAGCGTTTCCTGGTACGCCGAAACCGGCCTGATCGGCTATACCACCGTGGAGCAGAAGTACGTTTCCCGGTTCAACTTCCGCATGCAGCTGCCGGTGGGATCGGAGGCCGCATTATTCATTGAGTATGATTCGGACGGCTTATGGCATCCCTGCGGGCAGATGATCGGCCAGGGAACGGGCAGCTTTATGATCCCTGTGCGGCCGAGGCGCTGCGACCATTTCCGGGTGCGGATCGAAGGCACCGGGGACGTGCGGGTGTACTCGATGGCGAAGCTCTATGACGCGGGGAGTGACGTGCTGTGAATAATAACCTGCCCCTGCCGCCCATGACGGAAGGCGCCGACGTCCAGCGCTACCTGTTCCGCCTGGTGGAGAGCCTCAACAGCGTGATCAATACCATCGCGCCGGCGCAGGCTGCCACCACCAGCACCGGCATGAGTGCCGCCAGCGAAGGGCTGGCCATCACGCCGGAGACCCGCAAGGCCATCCAGGATCAGGCGGCGGAACTGAAGGCGCTGATCATCAAGAATGCGGATGACGTGGAGGCGGAGTTTGAACGCCTGACGGCCGACCTGCAGAGCAGCTACGTGGCGCGATCTGAATTCGGCACGTTTGAAGAGTACATGCAGAACCAGATCGAGGCAACGGCGGAAGGCATCTCGCAGCAATTCAACGCCGTCAGCCAGATCGTGGATAACTTCATCAGCGTGACGAACGGCTATATCCGCCAGGGCGTGGTGGGCTACAACGGGATCACACCCATCATCGGCATCGCCATCGGCCAGGACATCACCGTGACCGGCACCCAGGTGGACGTGGATGGAAAGACCTATGACGTGATCGACACCAGCCACAACATGAGTATCTGGACGGCGGACAAACTTTCCTTTTGGGTGAACGGCGGGGAAGTGGCGTACTTCGCCAACAATTCCCTGCACATCAACCGGATCACGCTGGGCAACTGGGAGATATCGGAAAGCAACGGATTCGCCATACGATGGATCGGAGGCTGACGCATGGCCTACACTTTGACCTTCACCACCAATAACGTATCGCTGTATTCGGAGTGGACGAAGAACGGCTCGACCGTGATCTCCCATGCCACTACAGCCACCGCCAGCCGCACCATCGCCGTGAGCGGGCTGCCGAACAACGCCATCATCCAGAGCGCCAACGTGAGCGTGCAGATCAAGGGCGCGGCGGCCTACGGCACCAACTTTGCCAAAAGCACGCTGAACGGAACAACCGTGACCGGCAGCGGCAGCCAGGATTCCTACAACACGAACATTGTGCCGATCACCGTCAGCGGAAACGGAAACGTGACGCTGACTTTCGTGTACCAGGCCAATGAGGACGTGGGTGTGCGGACGGGCACGAACACCTATTCCTTCACGGCGGATTATGAAAACATCACCCTGACGATCACCTATGCCCTGCCGGGGCCGCCCACCGTGACGAGCGGATGGTACACCTGCACGGCGGAAAACACCGGCACTTCCTTTTCCGGGGCCGGATACGTGGTTGG